AGCGTATTTACCGAAAGATGCAACCTAAAGGATTTGATGAGCCTGTAGAGTTTAACATCTATTTCACGGCTAAAACGATCTCAAAGACGCAAGAACTTTACATGAAGAACTTGAACAATAACAACGTAACGAGCGACCACGAAAGACCCGTTAAAAATTGCACCGTTATTGAATCGTGGATAACAGAAGATACGAAGCACGATAAAATTAACCTATTCGATATTAAGCCCATTCTTGGCGGCTGGGCAGTTATGATGAAAATCAACAATGAGGACGAATGGAAGGAGATAACAGAAGGTAACTACAAAGGCTTTTCGATTGAAGGAATGTACAAGGGTTTCGAGAATCTAAAGATGGAGGAACAAAAACCAACCGACGAAGATATTATTAACCAACTAATAAAAATACTAGAAAATGCCAATAACTAGAACGGTTACGGGTGTATCTGATGATTCACAACACCCATTCGATGACATTGAAAGCGTAAGCATCTTGAACGTTATAGATAACTCAAAAGCTATAACTAACACATCAAGAGAAGTTATAGACTCGAAGGCATTGGAGACGGGGTACTCTCGTACAGAAGGGTTTGCAGGTAAGCCCCAATCTAACGGGTATGTATGGGAGGTAAATTCTGGAATAAACTACACAACTCAAGACGTATCAAACCAAATTTTTAAGGTATTCTCTCTGGATAGAGACGTACACTTAGCAGTGGATCAACCTTATTGGACAGACCCAGTACCAGGAGACCCTACAGATATAGGTCTTTTCGCAGGTGCAAACTTGCCTACGGGTATTTCAACAGTGTTTGATTACAGCTATGTGTATGACGATAACTACGACCCAGCAGGGACGACGGGATATGAAGGATCAACAGGTCGCATTGACCTAAGGCAGTTGCAGGTTGGAGACCTCTTGAAGGTACGTTTTGATTTTAACGCAATACCTCAAATTGCAAATACGACAATTGAGCCAGCGTTGTGGTACTCAAACAGAAACCCTAGCGATGACATTACATTCACCTTTCCACTTACGGCATCGCCAGTATTCTATGGTACAGGTACAGTAGGTAAGACTTATTTGAACAGGGTTGAGATTTCAGCATGGATCACCTCACAGGAGGATATCAACGCTCTTGTACTACCAGCCATTAAGTCAGACAACCCAATACTTATTCAACCTCTCGGGTTATTAACTCAAATTATTAGATAATGTCAATTAGAATAGAAAGAAACGAATCAGGAAACTGCATTAACTTCCACGGTGCAAGTAACCCAACATATTGGAATGCTTGTCTTAGTGGTCAGGTGGATAGTGTAGAAATTGATACTATCAATGTAATCAACGACATCATTACAGCTCAAACTGGAGAAACTGAATATGAGTACTTTAGAGTTCCATACACAGAGTTTGTTGATGCAGATGGTAATGCTTTTGCTGATGCTCAAGCTTGTGCTGACTACATTACAGAGAAAGCTAACGTAGTAGGATTGTCTGGTGAAGGTATTGACCTTACAGGCGAGACTGTTTGTTTCTCTTTGGATGCAACTTCTACTTCAATTATGCTTGATACAGGTCATGCTTTTGGTGTAAACACTATTAAAGCTATCCCTCACGCCGATGGAACTATCCATATAGTGTCTAATGATGGTTCTGATGATATTACCCACTTTCATCATTTGGATGCTGCTAATACTTGTGTAAACGGTTCTGCTGTAAGTGGAGGTCTGCAAGATGTAGTAAATACATTAAATGAGTTATTTACTGTAGGTGCTTTTGAAAGTATAGTAATTGCAGACCCTTACAGTACAATGGTGGCTGATGTTAGCGGAGTTGAAACTACTGTATCTTATATAGGTGATGGTATTGACCCAATTGGTTCCGATGTATATGGTTCTTCTAGTGCAAGCGCACAGAACGGATTCAAGACAGTAGAAACTATTGACCAAGCAGGAGAATACTTTACTTTTGATATTAGAAATGAGGGAATTATAGGTTTTGGACTTGTACATACTCAAGCTAGTTATGACAATGGTTATTATAATGGGAATGCTGCTTATGCTGACCCTACAAGGTTTGGTATAGATAACTCCGCTCATTACGGATTCCAATTCTCACATTGGTTTCACCCAACACCAAACGGTTCTTGGACTAACTACGGAGCAAACACTACATATTCAGGGAGGGCAGGTTGGAATAACTTTAATGGTACTGATGAACAGGCTGATTGGTTAGCTGGCAACCCTATAAAAGTAAGAGTAGGTATAGATGCAAATGGCTTCATCTCTATAGAGACATTAAGAGACGGTACTGACTGGGTCGTTCACTCTAGAACTTCTTATCCAATTGTAGAGGGAGCTGAATTTCATTTAGGAATTAAAACCAATGATACGGTAGCTAGAGTTTACACTTTACCAAAGGTTCATTTGTTAGAGCCTGCTGCTCCTACAATGTACTTCAGATATATTGAGAGTCCTGATGATAACTTCCACTACCCTTTATTTGCTACTGAGGAAGAAGCTGATTACTTTGATTTACAAAACGGTGGAACTGGTACACATTCTACAAACGTATATCCAGATGAGCCTACATTTGCAACTTGGTACGAACCTACAAATGGTCATACTCAAAACGGTACAGCTGCCCCTACTAGCGCAATTTTGTTTGAAGGAAATCCTATAAACTGGACAGAAATAACTTCTCAAGTCAATGCTGATTTAGCACCACCATCTTTCTTAGATTGGAACTTGGCTATTAGTGAGTTGAGTGCTGTTAATATAGCAGTAGCTCCAGCAGATGCGAGTTTTACAACTACAATAACAGATGTTGATGGTTCAGGTTTAACTTTAGTAGGGCTTAACATAGTAGGTACTGCTCCTGAAGTTGCAGGTGATTACAATACTAATCCTACTGATGTTTACACTCTTACAGTAACAAGAACTAACTCTTACGGTTCAACTTCCGCTACAGTAACTTTGACAGTGGCTAACTTAACAGCGCCTATAACAGCTATTAGTGGTTTTAATCACATTTCAGGTACTACCGCTATGATTGATAGTGATACTATGGGTGATGGTTCAGTTGTTCACGTAAATAATACGGTTGCAGACGGAGAGAGATTTGTAATTGAGAAAGCATACGTAGAAGCTAATATTTTACCTAGCTTAAATGCAGCGGACGATATGTACATCATAGGATTGTCTAATGACCCTGAAACTTTTGGAACGTTAGAATTGTCTGATTTTGATGCTGCTATTGTTTGGGAATATGAAACTGCTTCTTCTCATACTTTCAAGTTCTACAGAGATGGCGTAGTTCAACAGAATATTGTGATCAATTCAATGACACAAGCGTTCTATGATTATGCTATTGAGGTGAATGGTACTTCTGCTTGGTTAATTGCTTGTAACATTAATAACATAATGAATGAGGCAAGCCCTGCTGATGGTGGTTCTTTCTCAAACACTTATGAAGCTACTTCTATTGAGGATACTGCTCCTGTAACTATTCATATGGCTACTTTAAACACTAGTGGAGATATTTCTACTGATGATATTGAGACAATTACGACACCTACACCGGCTCCAAGTAACGATACATCTTGGACTAAGGCTTTAGATTTTAATGGTGCTAGTGAACACACTAAACAAGTTAGTAATAGTATGTATGCACAGCCAATGCAAATGGCAGGACTAGCTAATACAGTTGGTGGAAATTCTACAGCTGGATATACTTCTGACGATATTAGTGCTAGACCTTTTGCTACTACAATTGTATTTAAAGCAGATAGACACAATAGTGCTCAGATTATATGGAATCAAGGAGAAGGCACTTCAAGTGGAGATGATAACATCTCATTAGTTTTAGTCGGTAACGGAGACCTTAGCTTTGAATGGAGTCGTCATGGTTCAGGATTTAATAAATGTAGAATAGCTACAAATATATCATCTTCTACTTGGTATGGAGTTTATATTGCTCATAGTGGTGAAAGATTAGGAGGTGGCGAGGCCTCTGCGGCTAACTTGGCTGATTGCTTTGACATTCGAATAATGAGTAGTGCTGATTCATTTGCTTCGATAAGTAGTAATTTATCTACTTCAAGTAATTGGATAAACACTGGTTACAGAATGGACAGAACTGTAGCAGGAGATTTCACCATTGGTGGAAGAGGAAGTGGATTTAGTTATTACGGCAAAGTAGCTTCTATGTTAGTTACTACTCTAATTAGAAATCAAGCTTTCCCTACTAATGCTGAAATTGAGTTAATGATTACAGACCCTACTAAGTGGGTAGATGACTATAAGGTAGGTCAAAATTATCGTGGTTCTGTTAATAATGGAACTACGAGCAACTTCCAAAAAGACCACTTCCTTGCTTATAGAAGTACTATGGTATGGTTAATGGGAGATGGTACTAATGATTCATATGCTAATGGTATTAGAAATCAAGTAAATCCTACTGAACAGAATTATACTAAACTACAGCTTAATAGTATGGTATCTAACGATATTGAGAATGTAAATATAACTGGATTGACATAGACAAATAGGGGAGCGTAAAAACTCCCCTTAAATAATTTAGACAATGGCAAAGAAGAAAAAAGGTAAGTACGCGCCGAAATTAACAGCGGAGGAATACAAAAAGCTAACAGGTCAGGGGCTTGGTAGTTTATATAATGGACATATTGGAAATGTAACAAATATTCCTCGATAATTTAAAAAATGCAACAGAATAAACAACAAATAGTTAAATAAGTATGAAGACAGAACTAACAAAATTAGAGCAAATAAAAAAGCTGGTTGGTATGAATATCGACTTAGCAGAAATGAAGCTAGACGATGGTGTTACCGTTATCGAAGCAGAGGTATTCGAAGCAGGACAAGAAGTATTTGTAAAAGCCGAAGACGGTCAATCTATCCCTTTACCAGTTGGTGAATACGGAATGGAGGACGGTATGGTCTTGGTTGTTTCGGAGGAAGGTATCATTGGAGAAATTCGCGAGCCACAAGCGGAAGAAGAAGCGGCAGACCAAGAGCAGGGAGTAGCAGCAGCAGAGAAGCCAGCAGCTAAGCCAATTGCTAAAAAGGTCGTTGAATCCGTAAGTAAAGAAACTTACTTTTCAGCAGAGGAAAAAGAAGCTTTGATTGCACGTATTGACGCATTGGAAGCGAAACTTTCTGAGCAGCCAAAAGAAGAGGAGGTTGTTGAAATGAAAGAGGAAACAGCAAAGCCTATCGTTCACAATCCAGAGAACAGAACAGAAGTAAAAATAACAAAACTTGCAGCGAATCGCAAAGGTGAAACGGTGGCAGATCGAGTAAGAAACACATTATTCAATTAATATTTAAATAAACAAAAATGGCAACTACAACAAGTATTACAACTACATACGCTGGCGAAGAAGCTGGTAAGTATGCGAGCGCGGCACTTTTAAGCGGCAACACACTATCTAATGGTTTGATTGAAATCAAGCCTAACATTAAGTATAAGCAAGTACTAAAGCGTTTGTCTACAAGCGACATCTTAAAAGATGGTTCTTGTGACTTCGATGCTTCTGGATCAATCACTTTGACTGAGCGCGTTATCGAACCTCTCCCTTATAAGGTGAACCTACAATTGTGTAAGGAAGATTTTCGCTCAGATTGGGAAGCGGAATCAATGGGCTTTTCGGCACATGACCAACTTCCTCCACGTTTCGCTGATTACTTACTAGCTTATGTATCAGCAAAAGTAGCAGCAAAAACAGAAACAAACATTTGGAGCGGTGTTGCTGCGAATGATGGTGAGTTCGATGGTTTCGAAACTTTGCTTACAAACCAACCATTGCAACCAGCAGCACAAGAGGTTGCAGGAACTACAGTAACAGCATTAAACGTTGTTGCAGAATTGGGTAGCATCGTAGACGCTATTCCTAATTCTTTATTCAAAGACGATTTGTGTATCTACATTCCTATCTCAATGTACCGTTTATACATCCGCGCACAGGCAGCACTTGGATTTGTTGACCGTTTCAACAATCAAGACATGGGAGACGTTATGTTCGACGGTATTCCATTGAAAGTTGCGACAGGAATGTCTGACAACGTGGCTATCTGTACTTACAAAGATAACTTGTATTTCGGTACTGGTATCCTTTCAGACCACACAACAGAAGTAAAAGTTTTGGATATGTCAGATGTTGACCTTTCAGACAACGTTCGTATCGCGATGAAACTTACAGCAGCGGTTCAAATTGCTAACCCAGAAGACGTAGTAACATACGGAATTACAAACTCTGGAAACTAAGAATTAACGAATTAACGTTAACGGGGGTGGGTATTACGCCCGCCCCTTTTTATTAACTACAAAAATTTAAAAAAATGGCTTGTGATATTACAGCAGCTAGAAATGAAGTCTGCAAAGATAGCGTAGGGGGGTTAAAAAACATCTACTTTATTAACTACGATGATGCGCCTTACTCAGACGTAGTATTTGACTCGATTAACACGGACGTTATCGAAACAATTAACGACACACCTTCAACGGTTAACGCTTATAAGTACGAGTTACAAAGCGATGAAAACACGTTTGAGGAAACTATTAACTCATCCCGCGAGAATGGTACAACGTTCTTTGAAGGTGCTTTAAACGTTTCTTTGAAGAAGTTGGATTTGGCAACGCACAAACAAGTAAAATTGTTAGCGTTCAACCGTCCTCACATTGTATTGGAAGACCGTAACGGAAACTTTATGTACATGGGTGCAGAACATGGTTGTGAGTTGACAGGTGGAACGATTGCAACAGGTGGTGCAATGGGTGATAAGTCAGGGTATATGCTTACCTTCACTTCAAAAGAAGTAATCCCGACACCGTTTATGGAAGCAACAAACGAGGCTGATCTTGCAACGGCTGGACTTGTGGTTGTTAGCGCATAATTAGCGAATAACTTACTGAAATTAAAGGCATCCTTTCGAGGGTGCTTTTTTGCTTTTAAAACAAAATTCGTCTTTTTTAGTTAATTAAGTATGATAGTATTACAGGAAATAGGAACGGCGCAAGATTTTAAGGTAATACCGCGCGCATACTTAGCGGATCGAATGGAAATAACAGGAGAAACAACACGAACAACTGTATCTTATGATATTACAGCTAGTGTAACGGGGTACTATCTTACATGGAGCAAAATAGTAGATTTGAAACAGGACAATTTCTATACGCTTACAGTTTACAACGGTGCGGATGTCGTTTATAAGGATAAGATATTTTGTACTAATCAAGCTGTAAGTACTTTCTCTGTAAACAACAACGAGTTCACAAGCGTTGCAACTAGGAACGAATACATTACACTATAATGAGTGAAGCACAAGACAACATTTTTGTCGTAAACTTAGCGGAATACGAAAGCCCGACAATTCAAGAGACAAGAAAAGGCGATTGGATTGAATACGGAGATGATAACGATTACTACAATTGGTTAATCCAACGCTATCACAAAAGCCCAACGAACAACGCCGTGATCAATAACATGGCACGTTTGATTTACGGGCGTGGTTTAAGCGCGTTAAACGCATCGAGAAAGCCGCAACAGTACGCGGCAATGAGATCGTTATTTAGTAGCGAAGTAATGCGCGCAACGTGTCAAGGTACAAAGATGCTAGGCGATCACTACTTGCAATGTATCTACAACAAAGCGCATACTAAAATTGAAAAGGTACATTTTATCACAGCAAACTTAGTGCGTCCAGCCAAATGTAATAAAGATGGCGAAATTGATACTTACTACTATTCGGACAATT